TTGATCGACAAGGTTTGTCTCATCTATAAAATCTTGTAATGACATAAGGTTAACTTTAATTAGAATATGTATATGTTACCACAAGTATCATTCGTTACAAAGTGTAACTAAATAATGATTATAATCCACAAGATCTACTACGCTAGCGACCAAGGGTAGCAACTATGTTTCTTTTCCTTAAAACCTCTGATATTTGCATCCTCATACTCAAAACCAAAAAAGTATTCAAAAGACGACATAACCAAAAAATAAGCAATTAAATTAAACTGCCCCTCCTCACACCTAACCTCTGGTTTTATCCTCCAATCAATGTAAACATCTTCAGCCTTCGCCTCTACCCCCTCCGGCTTATATATAGACTTCATGTCACAAACACCTTTTAAAGCACTCTCAAAAAAACTTACAGCATTTTCTACGCTGTCAGATTTGTAACTATAAACGCTGTAAGGCTTACCGTGTATATTGCAAGCAGATTTTGACGTTTCAATATTGAAAATCTTGTACCCATCTGCTTGATAGCTATCTTTATCCCATAACATATTAATACCCCGTTGTTGTGTCTCTGCCTGAATGATAATCTTTGTATTGCTCTGAGCCATCCACAGGAAACGCTCTGGATATATGCCCAAAAGACATAATCAAATACCTGAGAGCATCCATTTTTCTTTTACAATCTTTCCCTTCTCGTCTCGCCTGTAAAGTCTAAACTCTGCAAACGTAGACTGAAGGTTTGAGAATATCTTTAGACGCCCTGTTGATAGCCTCTGCCATACCTCATATATGCCAGCTTCTACCCTGTTCTCTGCAAACTGTAAGTCCAGCCCTAAATCTCTATACATGTCCCATAGCGCAGTACCATCTTTCTGAGAGCGGCCCCTACTAGCTGGATCTATCACGCCCGTCATCCAATCACCACGAGAATTAATAGCTTGAGCGTGAATCGCTGGCTCTGCTTGCCCTCTATAATGCTCAGACCATATGTAAATAATGTCAGAATCCCTATCCCATGCCCCCCATACTGCAGCTGTTTTGTTCCAGCCTACATCAAGAGCATAGGCGCAAGGCCAATAGAGAGGTATTTGAAACGGATCACATTTTATCTCTGTTTCAGGTATAGGATAGATAGCTCCGCTTCCTAAGCTCGGTATGCCCTTAGACCTAGCATCTCTTAAATGAGGTGGAGTAGCTGCAAGCATATCGGCTTTTGTCTCTTCGTCTAGGTGTGGCGCATCATCCCAACCAGCACTAACAAGATATTTGGTTTTACTTATTTGTGTCATATTTGGCGCTAACCTTAGATTTTAAGCTCTTTTGTGTCACATCTGGCGCTAAAAAGATATTTGGTTTTACTTATTTCAGGCATATTGTATTGGGGATCTTATAAATTTAGGCTTCGCCGTCACTTGATCGAAAATTACATCATAAACAGCTCTGGAACGACATCAAAACACTCTCCTGCACAAAGATATGTCACCACTCCTCTGCTCATGTCTCTTTGAATATCAACAGGAAAAATGTCACTAAATATAGTTGTATTACCTCTACCAAAAATCATATCACGAACTAAATCGTCACTAACCGTAATCCTGCCCAGTCTCTTTTTCATATCAACTCTCCAACTGATACTCTTGGGGTAAGAATGACATTACCGTTTTACTTATTTGTGTCATATTTGGCGCCCCTTCTCAATCCATCAGAAACAGCCGATACTACATCATCAGCCCTTCCAGCCTTGAAATACAATGAGGTGATTGCTGAAACAGCCTGAAGAGCATCTCCGTAGTCCCCCATCATACTAAAAACAAGATTTTCTTTTTCAAGAAGAAGACCAGCACTGTCGCGCTCATGCCAGCAATACTTAACACAACGCCCATCATCGGTGGCGGAATCAAAAACCTCCAATAGATTATCTTTCAAATATACATCGCTACTCATATCAACTCTCCAATTGGTACTCTTTTAATAAAACGAATTATTCCATATCACATCAATAACCCGTTATTGTGTCTCTGCCTGAATGATAATCTTTGTATCTATCTTGAGACTCAGGCTGCTCTATCACTGGTCTAGCGAATGTAAGTGCAATCCCATCACCGATATCAGGCGAATGCCCAAGTCTTTCTTTCATTTTCTTTTTGCTCTCCATGACTTTTCTACTCTTGGAGTCAAACTCATACTGAATAGAACAAAGATCCATTTCTATCTCATCGTCGCCAACTTCGTCTACATAATCTATACACGCTGGATAATCCTTCAGCCACTTATCAAGCTCTCCAAACATCTCATTCCTTTTATTTGTGTAAAGATTAGGGTAAAGAGTCTCGCCTCCAAAGTTGACCCCCTCCACCTCGTCATAACCATACTCATGCAAGGTATCCACAACTCCTGCACCCATGCCTAAATCTATAAAACAAGCGTCATAATTCCATGAGTCAAGTATTTGTTTTGTGATGCCTGCCGTTTGATTTAACCCAATCTTCTCGGCTACCTTTAAGACCTTAACGTACCTACCTATTCTATGAACCCATACAGTTCTGTCATCGCCAAACCTAGCAACATCAACGCCCAATATGCTCGCGCCCATTGGTCTAGACTGAAGCTCATGTGATACGGCATCCCTAACCAATTTAGTAGAAATAAGCTGATTAACGCCAACACTATCAAAAGCCTCTTGAGCTGTGGCCGGATATTCTCTCTGAAAAGACTCTAAATCCCCAAGCTCTGATATCTTATCCCTTCTAAACTGCAGCTGTTCGTCAGAAAGATCTAAGTCATAATGCCTTTTAACCTTGTCACAATACTCAATCTCATCCTCTGTCTTGGAGAATTCTTTTACGGTAGACACATATTCAGACTGCCAAAACCAAGGGATAAAAACAGCCTCATAGTCGTTCTTTCCTTGTATTGCATCCCTCCAAACTTTATAAAAGTAATTGCCAACGCCATCAGAGGTAGACTCTAAAAACGACTCCCCCTGATTCTTAGGGATTGCCTGCATCACCCCCCTAGCATGCTTCTCTGCATGCGGCCAGAAAGCCACCTCTGAACCGTGGAAATACTGAATAGTTTGAGACCTGCCCGTTTCTTTAGCGCCTGCAGTACCCACCTTGTAACCAGAATCAAGCTTATCAAAATTAAGCTCTTTTCCTGAGTCTTTATCTGTTGAGGGAGATAATAAAGGGTTATTGTTCTGATGATACCTGCTAACCATATCAAAAAGATTAGCCGTAGCCTCTGCCTCATGGGTTAAAATGTAGGCACGAACTCCTTTGGTGTGCGTTACTTTCCAATAAAACCGTCCCTCTATGTAAGTAGAACAGCCCTGCTGCCTGCCTTTAAGAACAATGATGCGAACATAGCCTCTCTCTCTTAACTGCTTCTCTGCTCTTTCATGCAAATAAGACTGGGCTTCATTAAGCTGAAAAGGCTTCAGGCCATCGTCTTTAGTTCTTATCTTTAGGCATCTTTCAGCGTAGTAATGAAAGTCATCTTTACACATCTGCCTGATAGCAATCTCCTCTCCATCCATTTTAAAACCTACTTAAGAAGCTCTAAAGCATCTTCGTGCGTAGTAAGGTTCACATCGCTCTGTGAGTGCTCTTTTAAGCCTAGATCTCTAGCGATAATATTAGAGTTAAATATGCCTACAGTGGCTCCTGAGAACTTCTGGTCGCGTATTATTTCGTCAATATTACTACAGACTTCAGAAAAGCCTTCCTTGTTTCTATACTGGATGTATGTTTCTTGAGTGATATCTAAGAACACACATAGACCGCCTTGAGTGTAGGGTCTTATATGTATCTGATCTAATTGCTCTGCCCCATCCTTTCCTAGAACAGCCTTATAGCTGACTATAGGGTTATCATCGACATATTGAAAATACTCACAAGCCGCATCCCATAACTGCTCTTCCGACTCAAATATTGGCTTTCTACCGTGAGAACTTCTAATTTTCCAGAACTGGTTTCCTTTTGGTGCTGCCATACCTACCCCACATAGATTTCTGAATTAGTGATAATCTCTTGATTGCCTAAGAACTTCTTTTCAAAGGCTCTTGACTCTTCTTCCTTTACTATCTGCTTTGATGCTGGAAAGTCGTATTTTATATATCTAATAGCGTATGTTACGGCG